ATCAGGTTCTTCCACTCCTAAGTTTTCAACTTGAATATTTTTTATATCAAATCTAAATTCCTTGGCTTTTATTTTTAATATGGATTGACCACCAATAGGAGCTGTGTATTGGGCTGTAAAGGTTGTGTACTCACCACTATTACCGAAGTCTAAATTGATTAATTCATCATATTGTAATTCAAAAAAAGTAGAACCAATATCACCATCAATCCCATGTTGAAATTCAATTTTAGATTCCGTTCCTAAATTGTTAGGTAATTCTCTTAACCTTATATCAAAAGTTACTTGATAAATATTATTTGATATTGTTTCTGCGAAATCTGTAGAGTATTTTATAGTTTCAACACCATTACCATAATCTCTAACTATGGTGTCTGTTGTGGTATATTGAAAAGTATTATTCTCTTCAATGGAATACAATGGAGTACCTGCAGATTCTCCAAGTATAAAACCAGTCGGTTGATTGGTTAAATCAAACAAATTCATTTTAATCTACCTTAAAACCACGAGCTCGTAGTAAGTCTGTTTTAGATATTATTTCTACTTTACATCTTGTACCATAGGTTGAATGGTGTGTATAACCTCCACCAGGAAATAAATTACCTCTCCAAAAATCTGAATCGTTTTTATATACATCATATATACCATTGTCACTATGAGATATATCTTCTTGTATGTTTGGATTATATGTTGCACAAATGAAATACCATTCTGAATAATCTATTGGAACTCTTGTATTTGTCATAAGTCCAAAAGTATGGTCATATGGTAAATCACCAATTTCAAATCCATCTGGAGGGTCAGAAAATAAATCACCTGTATTAAATTCTGGCAATCCTTCTCTTCTATCTAAGAACGGCATTCCAACATGTGAACCTCTTAATTTATTTTCATCTTTTACAACTAATCTTATGAATCTTTCTGCATTATCATCACTAAAAAACCCTTCATTTGGAGCAGCGTTATCATAAGTTAAACCAAGTTGATTTCCATCTTGAAAAATTTCACCCCAAGTGTTATAAGCACCAGCTTCATATCCAACAACACCAACAGCATCATCTCTTTTCAATACATAGGTTTCTAATGAAAACCCAAATGCTTCATTTTGATTTTCTCTAAATGGATTTCCATAATTAAATAAAGTTCCTTGTGATGATTTATCCAAAAACTTAACCCACATCGTTATTGAAAAACCTGTATTTAACCAAGTTGGATTATTTGGGTCTAATCCTTGTACAAATTCATTTTCAGTATTACGAATAATAATACCTTGATTTAAATTTCTAAATTTTAAATAACCACTTGATTGATTTCTATAAGTTGGTCGTTCATCTTGTAATGGTGGTAATTCTTGGTCTATGTCTTGTAAATAATTGTTTAAAGTATTTCTTAAACCTTGAAGTGTATATTGTTCATTATTTGAATTAGCATCTTGTTCTAATCTTGTTATGAATGAATCCTCTTCTTGAATACCAATTGTTGGGTCTCCATCTTGTGCTGTTGATATGTCATGATTCTCACTATAAAAATCATTATTAAGAAAAACACTATTTTCATCTACATCAATCAAACCATCTGAATTAGGATTGAATTGTGGTGCGTCTCCAACTAAGTTTTGAAACTCATTAAAAAAATTAATTATTCTTTGTTGACGAAGTGTGATGTCGGGTAATAATTCAAATATCGTTGTATCTAAATATTCTTCTGCTAATCCAATATCAATGTTTTGTGTCAATTCTTGTAGATTCATAAATTGACTTAAATTAATTGGATTACCAGTTTCCCCATTGTAAAAGATATTTGTCATATTGAATGTATCACCATCAGCAGTTAATACAATACTTTGAATTATTGGAGGAGAGCCGGCATCAAAACCAATTGCAAAACTACATTGAGAAATATCTAACTCTTCAGCAAAGGATTCAACGATAGAAGTTAAACTTTGGCCTGTATCCTCATCTAAAAAATCTTCTTCATTTGCTTTGACATCTTTTTCAAATAATATTAACTTTTCAGAATTATCTCTTCCAAGTTGAATCAATCCATCACGAATTGTTTTTTGATTTCCACGAACCATTGATAAATCTACCTCAGGTGCATTTATCAATGTATCGGCTAGTAAATCTAAGATTTGTTCTACGGTAACCATTTATTAATTCCTTTTAACTATAAATTCAAAATCATCATCAAATACTTGTTCTTGTCCATCATCTGTTTTTAATTTTAATTGTATTTTATAAACCCTATCAGGATAAAATCCATCTAAAAATTGATTAAAGTAATTACCATTCTCATCACAACTCATTGAAGTGAATCCACTAAATGGAACAATGAACTCATCAGTTGCAACATCTTTAATTGCATATGAACCACTTGATTCAGGTATGAATGAACCAGTTACGGTTTGAACTGATGTATTGAAAGTTTTTTGAATATATCTTTTTCTAGCACCAACTCTAAACTTAACTCGTTCACCTACTTTGTAACTCTCTTTCATTCCTTTCATATATAAAAAGTTATCAGCCAATCCACTCATTGTTAATTCATTTAATGAACCAGTGTTTGAACCCGTGCAAGGTAAATGGTCGTCCCAACGAACTTCAAGTCTTGGTGAAAAAATTGTATGTGTGTTTCTTGAAAAGAATTTTAAATGTCCAAATGTTTGACTATCTGTTTCTTGACTTCCACTAAAACGAATTAACATTCCATAATTTTGTTCTGCACCACTTAACCACATATTAACCATATCAGTTACGTCAACATCAACATCAGGTGATTGATTTGAAAACGCTTGTGTTGATGAACTTACTGAATAAACCGATACACCAGCGTCAGCCCAAACCGTAGCTGTTCCGCCAATTGGATTACTACGATTTTCCCAACTACACCCATTGGTGTTTTTTGGATTATCGCCAAACTTACCAGTACCCTCCGTCCAAGATTGTGATATTGGTTTAATGTCTAAAGTATAATCTTCAGTCATTTCCGCATTACCCTCAGCTTCATAAAGTCTTAAAAAAAATCTTGGATTATGTATATCTTTTTTTACAATTGATTGTGACATTTCAGTAAAATCAGTTCCTGAAAAATTAACCAATGCTCTTGTTTGATGGTTAAATGAATTGTTATAAAATTCTTTTCTGACTTCAAGTATTTGGTCTCTCCCAAAGTTTTGGTCTGTAAAAGTTTCACCTGTTATAGTTGATGAACCACTTGAAACCCAATTGTCTTGTGTTGGAAAAATAAAATGATGCATTATCTAACTACCCCCTTTACATTTTGTCTTGGATTTTTTAATTCAAATACTGCTGGTGTTTGTGGACTTGCTGGTAATATAATTCCATTTGTTAAAGCTGATGGAAAATCATACGCGTAACCATAACCAGCAGTTCCACCATCTGTGGTGATTGCGTTATCAGCATATGAATATGTGAATAGTCTTTCACCATCATTATCAAATCCTTCACCACCACCTACATAGTCTTCAGTTTGTGTTACACATACATAATTCACAGACCTAACACCATCAATATCCATTAATTCATATTCTAATTGACTAATAATAATTGGTTGATTGAATTGCATTTTTTCAATCTTGAAATAATCTATAATTTTTTGTATACATCTTAATTTAACTTCTGCTTTATTCGCATATCTGTGAGCCACTACATCAAACACTACACCAAAGTTTATAATATATCCATCTTGAATAGCAACATCATCTGTTAATAATTTAAAATTATTTAAATAATTTGATAAGTTGGTATTTAAAATAATAGGTGTTCCATCTGTAGCGTCTGGTAATAAAGTTCCACCAGCTTGTGCATTACCAACTAAGTTTTTGTTTTTATCATATGCTAATATATTAACTGCTATTGTTCCAACCCCAGCATCTAATTCTTGTAATAATGGTACTTCAACATCAACTTGTGAAATCTGTTCACCTAATGTAGTTACATCACCTGGTATTAAATTAGGTGATTGAAAATAATTATTATATGTATCCTGTACCCCAAGAAATAATAAATTTGCTTGTTGCACCAGTTGTAATGCGGATATTTGATTTGAAGTGAATTGGTTGGTTAGGTTTTGGATGTCACTTTGAGCATCTGTTATAGCATTACTCATATCAGTACCAAAATTACCAACATTTGTTTGTAATGATTGGTGTGTGGTTGAAATTTCTCCAAGTGAATTATCTATTATACCTTGATATTCAGATTGAATATCCGCAGCTGAAGGTAGTTCAGTTCTTGAAACAATTACTTTTGCTATGTTTCCAAATCGTGAAGACATATTCATTGTTCTGGCTTCATAATCTTCTTTCGTCACACATCTGTTTTGTGTTGTGAAAAATGCTCTAGCTTTTTCTCTAATCTCATCCGTGTCCTCTTCATCAGCCCCACCCCTAGCAGCAGTTTCATTCGTAACACCAATAATACTCGCTCCACCATCAACTAATTTAGTTGGTGTTCCAATGATTGATGTTAAATCACCAACTGAAGCATTGGCTTCAATACCACCACCAATTCTATAAGTTATGGTTAGAGTTGTTTGTGTTGGTGTTTCACCCAATGTTGAATACTCATCACCTAACAATGGGTCAATTGAATCATTTAATTCACCTTGTTGACCAGGTATGATTATCCCAACTTGTTCCAAATCAATAAACCCTTCATCAATCACTTCACCATTTTTTAATATTCCATTACCAAAAACTAATGATGTTGAGTTATCTGTATTTGTTTCACGAGTAAATCTTTTTGTTGTTTTAATGTATTGTAAAGAATATGGTACTGGAACATCAGCCACATAATCTGTACCATCTATATTGGTATAAGCATTATCTCTTAATTCGTCTTGAGCATAATGTTTTTTAACAGGCACTTGGTCTTGTGCTAAGAAATCAACCTCATACCATTCATTATTATTTGAATCTTTACAAGATATAATATCAATAACATTTGTTTCTGGTAAGGTTATTCTTCTAAATTTTTGTGGTGATGTTATTGTAAAAGTTTTTGTTTTAGTTTCACCACTAACAGCTCTTACCTTTCTTGTTAAAGTATAATCAGTTATCAAACCGTCAGTAGCAGTATCAATTATCGGTGAACTTGTATCCGAAGCTTCACCATTATTTAGAGATGATGTTACTCTAAAATCAACTACATCTAATGTTTCAAAATACAAATTTGAATTAGCACTTGATTGAACTTTTATTCCTTCTTGAAAAACACTAGCGTTTGAATAATCAACTTGTGCTCTATTGGTTGATAGTGCGTTAACTTCTGATGTAAATGATAATTCAACAAATGATGGAACAATTGGTTTAACTTTATACCCTAACATCTTAGCCATATTGATTATGTTTCTTCTCTCTTCAGCTAATGGTAATAATAATTCTTTATATTGTTGGTCTATATAAAATGACAATACATCACCTACATAAGCAGACATTTCTATTAACATCATTCCAGGAGATGTTTCGTTAAAATCTTTGTATGTATTTGGGAAATATGCTTGAGCATAATTCACTAAAGATTGTTTCAATGCATTGAAATCTTTATTTAAATAATTTACATTTGATTCTTTAAAATCTTTTTTTCCATATGTTGGCATTATTTACTCTCCATTAGTATCCACCACTACCGACACCAGCATCAGCTGATTGGTTGTTTGTTTCGTTATCAATTGATATTTGAACTGATTCCAATGTGTTCGGGTCTTGTTTTATATTAAATAAAATATCTATCACTATAGAATTTGCGTTCGTACCATTTTTTAAATTTATGTTTTGAATCTGAACAAAGGGTAGCCAAAAATTAAATGTAGAGGAAATACTTTCTTGAATTTGTAAAAGTGTTTCTTCTGTTATCTGTCCAAATAAATATTGTCTTAAATTAATACCAATGTTGGGTTGAAATAATCTCTCACCTTGATTAGTGTTTAATAAATTTCTTATATTGTTTTTCACAGCTTCAATGGTTGTTGAAGTGGTTGCAAAGAATCCTTCTTTATCATTACCTCTACGAATTGGTAAATCAATACCAACTTTGATATTAGTATCATTATCTTCAATGTATGGTTTTCTTGATGTATCTTTTATAGCCATTATAATAAATCCTCAATGTCTTCTCTTAATAATTCTACTTTTGTAAAATCTCTAATACCATCCAAAGTATTTACATCAAATTCATCTTGTGAATCCGGGTCTCCACCTATGAAAACATATCCAGTTGAATCCAGCACTCCTGTAGTTCCACCTGCTTTATCAACATCTATGTTTTTAGTTAACACACCATTAGTCCCACCATTTAATGGGATAGGTATAGATGGTGCTGCTACACCACCTGGATATGGAATATCTGTGCTTGTAACAGATGGTAAAATATCAGCTTGTTGTGGTCCGATATTAAAATCCTCCAATACGACTGGAGCAGCTAATTGAGTTATTCTAAATTCACATTGTGTTAAAAAATTAACAATTGCTTCTTTTGTCAACTCAGCCTCAACCTCAATAGCAGAACCTTCTGATGTATCTATATCATCTGGATTTGCTCCAGCTGCTAATGCTGATTGTGCTTTAGCTTCTATTAAGTCGTCTTTTAATCCCATTATTATTTTCCGTATTTTTGTTTTTGTTTTTCTTCAGTTCTTTTTAAAACTTCTCTATAATCATTGTTAAGAAATTGTGCCATTGGGTCACTTGATGGAACTTGTTGTGGTGTAGTATTCATCATATCACCATATTGTCCACCAACCAATTCATTCATTCTATCAGAAGTGAACTCGCTACCACCCAATGTTTTCCATTCACCATCTTGAGCTGTTTCGTTCAATACATCATTTAAAATTTTATTAGATGTGAATTGACTATTTTGTGTTCTCTTCTTTGGTGTCATTGGTTTAGAAGTTTGAGTTGGTTGTCTTAATTCAGTTATCACTTCCTTGATAGCCATCGCAACTTCTTCTCTAACGATTTGTCTGATTATAGTTTTTATATTTGGTTTTTTCTTTTTCATAATTACCTCTATGTTTGTTCTCTACCATTTGGTTCTATAAAATGATGTTTACTTTTTATAGTTTCAATTTTTTGTCTCAATGGGTCTAATACATTTTTAAGTGGTGCTCCAAGATAAGCTAATTGTAATGGGAAATATTGATTTGATGTTGTTGCTTCCAATATGCTAAACAACTCATCAAAAATATCAAACAACGCATTTCCTAAAATCATTGGCTCCATTTTATCTTTATTTGTTTCTTTGTTTGGGTCACCTAAATATGTTTTATCAGATTCAATTATTAAATTTTTATTTGTAGATATAGATAATGAATTACCTGCTCCTATGTGAATATCATTTTTAGCTGACAAATAAATATCACCATTATATTGTTCATTGCCTCTTGAATTAAATACAATTCTATCCGAATTTATAAATACTTGATTTTTATCATAATTATATAAAATATCATTTACATCATCAACTTGATTAATTGACTTTACAATGCTTGACATCAATCGTTGATTACCTTCAACTCTATCAGAACCCAATATAAATGGAACTGGTGTTCTGGTCCAAGTCGTATCATCATCAGGATTAGGTTTTTCTAATTCAATGTATTGTCCAAAATGTTGGTCAATCGTTCCTGAATTGGTGATACTCACAATACTCCCATCAGCATTACTTTCATTGAAATTATTTGAGTGTCTACCATTGGAAATAAAAATATATGGATTCTTATCTCTACTTCCAATTCTTAAACTATTTCCATGTCTACCTTCAAACAACATATCACCATGTGTTTCATTAATCGCTTCACCTCTATCCAATTCATCTTTTATAGGTTTCATCATTCTATTATGATTTACTTTTTTGAAGTTCAATGATTGTCCCATCATTGTTCTTTTTTCATCAGTTGTCATTTTAACAATATCTGTAATTGGTTTTTCAGGTACAAACATAAAATCATTATTAAAATTTGGATTGTTTTGTGTATTCAATGGTCCAAGATAATATTTTATACCTCCAATTTCACAAAGTAAAACAGGGTCTCCTTTAGCAGGTACATCAACAAAACCTCTCATAAGTGGAAAGTATCTATCAGTATTTGATAAATCTGATTTTCTCT